CTCTAAACGAGGGGCTCTCGTTCCTATAGACGATATGTGGGATATAGTCTACGAACAAGGCAAAGAACAAGCTGTATATCGTAGTGTCTATATGTACGATGAAGACGCTGTTAAGTCTGTTAAGGTAAGTGGTTCTGTAAAGAACTTTCTTGGCACTAGATATATAGATGTAGTACCAATAGATATTGACAAAGCACAGAACTCTGATGAGTTTACATTACAACAAACACAGTTGATAATGGATTACTTACATAAAGAGTTACACCTTAAACAAGGTAATTATGCAATATACTTTAGTGGTACAGGCTATCATATAGATATAAGTGCAGAGTGTTTTGGTTTTGAACCTAGTGAGAATTTACCTTACATAGTCAAAGCTACAATGCTTAACCTTATAGCAGACATAAAAACAGACCCAGCAGTCTACACTAGGACATCACTCATTAGAGTAGCACACAGTCTTAATATAAAGTCAGAGTTGTACAAAATACCATTGACTTTAGAAGAGCTATATACTAATCACACGAACATCGTATCGCTTGCTCAAGATAGGCGTTTAGACTTTGGAGTTGAAGAACTCTGGGGTGAACAACAACTTGATAAATATATAGTGAAAGAAGTTCCTAAGGTTAGGTCAATGCAAAAAGTAAACGAACCTTCTAATGTAGTTAATTGTGTACAAACATTGTATAACAAAGGACCACAACAAGGTAATCGTAATCATGCTTTATTGCGTATGGCTTCTCATTTTAGACGTAATGGTATACCAAGTGATGCTACAAAAGCAAGCTTATTACACTGGAATAACAACCAGCTAAATCCACAAATAGTTATAGATAAGGTCGAATCTACATATAACTACGGATACAAATATGGTTGTAATGACGAGTTGTTAGCAAGTTTGTGTAACCCAAAATGTGTATACTACAAAAACAAAGACTATCTTGTAGATATTAAAACATCAGGAGATTTACAGCAAGAATTAGAAACAAGATTAGAATCTGACTTTACTGGTAAAATGATACCATTAGCTCAGATGTTTGGTCTTGATGATAAAGATTGTAATGTATATCCCGGCGAACTAGTAACTATCTTTGGTCCTACTGGTGCTAATAAAACAGCACTAGCACAGAACATTGCATTAGGTTATGATTTTGCTAATGATGAGATTAATAGAGAATGGCAGATACCGACATTGTTCTTATCTTTAGAATTAAGTGGTTGGTATATGCACAGACGCAATCAACAGATAGTTTCTGGTATGAGCAAGGACGATGTGACAGCAAATTATAAGTTTGTTGGAGACACATACAATCAGTATCTTGAACATCTTAACATACAAACAGTAGCACCTACACCAGATATGATACAAAAGACTATAAGAGACCTACAACCTAATCTAGTTGTTGTAGACTATATAGACTTAGTAGAAGTACCTAGAGGTGTAACTGGAGAGTATGAGCAAGTAAGATACATATCACACTTCTTATCTAACCTTGCAGTTAACTTAGACATTATTATTATACAAATAAGTCAGGTTGCTCGTGAGTATAGCCGCAATCAAATACTTGATATTTATGCAGGTAAAGGTTCAGGTGCTATAGAAAATGCCAGCCGTAAGGTTATTGGTATTAATGGTAAGCAAGACTCTAGTGATAAAACAGTATCTATGTTTAAGAATAGTGACGGTGATTTGTTCGATGTAGAACTTATGTGGACTCCATCATTTAGATTAAAAAGGAGGTCACAATGACACCATTCGCTAAGCGTGTTGTAGTTAAAACAGAAATCTCTCCAGAGGTAAAGTTAAAGCTACAAAAACTTGCTATAGAAAATAAACGTAGTATGCGTAAGCAACTAGAATACATAATCGAAAAAGCTATAGAGGATGAATATGGCAAAGAAAACAACTAAAGAACTTATCGGAGACTTCATTGATTTAGATATGCAATTACAAATTGCAGATGAAGACGAAGCTGTAGTTCTTACAAGTGCAATGGAAGTAACAAAAAAAGATATAAGTAGAAAGATGGATAACATTGACTACTTTATGGTTAACATTGATAAAAAGATGCACTTGATAGATGCTGAAATAGAAGCGTACAACAACGAAATACAAAGATTGAAGTTGCGTAGAAAGGCTACAACTAGTTTAAAGGACTACTTTAACAAAACACTAATACCTATGGTAGTATCAGAACTTGGAGATGACAATGGTGTATATGAAACTGATACTGCTAGGTATAAACTGTATGAAACATTTGGACCTGTTGCTATAACAAACGAAGAACAAGTACCAGATGATTATAAAGTAGTAAAGATGACTACTGTAGTAGATAAAAAGAAAGCTCGTAAAGATTTAACACAAGGTGTTGATGTACCGGGTTTTCATATTGAAAAAGTAAAAAGAGTGAGGAGGTCTTGAAGCCTTGGATAGACTTGTACTTAGTACCATTTGGTTTTACGTTGTATTTGTTTAAGTGTTTTATGATTACATTCATAATAAACGCTAATGAAATACGGTTTAATCTAGGTATTTACAAGTTAGGCTTTGAGCTCCGTTTAATCAGAGGAGATAAAAACCTATGCCAAGAAACAGAGTAAGTCAAAAGACTATTATCTTAGAGTTACTACAATCAGGTGTTAAGGTAACACCTATGTTAGCATTGAATAGATGTGGTTGCTTTAGATTAGCGGCTGTTATAAATTCATTGCGTACCGATGGACATAACATAACCACAGAGCGTGTTAAGTCTCATACCGGTAATAAATACGCTGAGTATACATTACAAGCGTAAATTTAACGTCAACCGAGAGGGGTTCTATATGAGCCCCTCTTTTAAACTACGGGGGTAGAATATGTTCGAACATTATTTCGATGCTTTGATGAACAATACAGTACCTTTTTTATTAGCTTGGGAAGCGTATGTATTCTTTATGCTAATATTCTTTGTAAGTATTGTATATAGACTAGCTAGAATAGAAAGAAAACTAACAGAACTAGGTGCATTCTGGTTTGGAGAAGGAGAATGGGACCATGACTGCGAAGACTAAGTATCTAAGTCGTAAGACTATGGTAAGTTTCTATGAAAGCTTATTAAAGAATGGAGTTATATCTAAAGGAAGTGCTGGGTATAACAGATTGCAACAGTTAAGGATTAAAGATGAAAAGCGTAAAAGGTACAAAAACCTTGGATATAAAGTCACCTAATAAAGATGATTTTAAAAAGGTTCTTGAGCCTATACATAAAACATACTGGCAGAAAGCATATAAGAAACTAGCCTCAAAGATGAGTTCTCTTAAGAGTTCTCTTAAAAGGCGTAGTGAGCAATACGAAGTGTTGTTCGATATAGATGCCGCAGATATAAGATGTATGTTTTACGAAATGTATGGCAAAGGCTGTAAGTATTGTGATAAACAACTTACATTTAGAACTATAGCCTGTGACCATATAGTGCCGCTTACAAAAGGTGGTCCTTCTAATACAGATAACCTACAATTAATATGCAAGACTTGTAACACAAGGAAAGGTCCTCTTAATGAGAGTGACTTTACTTTACTTATTCAATTAATAAGTGAATTACCTGACGAGTTAAACGTATATGTAATGAAGAAACTAGCGAAAGGAGGTCGTTACTAATGAAAATAAGTAGCAACGATAAAGTTTTAGAGTTGTTTAAGTCTCGCTTAGAACTTGGTCAGTATAAATACAATCAAGATATTCCGTTAAACGGAGAAGGTGGCAGAGATAATCTAAAAGAATCACTAGACGAAGTGTTAGATTTGTCTGTTTACATAACAGCAACAATACTAGAACAACTTAATAAAAGAAAGAGTAAGTCTTACACAGTAGATGTGCATAATATGCAGTACATACTAAAAGGTTTACATATGTTACACTCAGAAGCATACAGGGAAAATAGTATGGCTACGTGTAATGAGATAATGGAGCTTATAGAAGCATTAAAGAAAGGTAGTAACTGGTGTCATGAAGATGATAAACGCATCGGTCAAACAGATAATCCTATCAATAAAATGCACGATGTAAGCCCACACGACCCGGGAGATGAGAATGACTCACCATACACTAAGTGTATACCCGGTAGTAATTGCGATTAAGAAATAAAAGGCTCTAAATTTGTCAGGGTTTGTGACTATAGATAGTCGCCCTGTGAGGAACATAAGGACAATGAAGCAATAATGCTGAGAAGTTATGGACCAAAAGAAGAAGAATGACAAATGAAAAATGGTTGGCACCAGAGCCTTTTAGAATTGTAGAGAGAGCAATCCTTTTCTCAGCAGGGTGGTTTCTGCTGATTTTTTATTATTATCACTCAATAATAAAGCTCGATAGGGTGGAGAAGTTGTTAGCCCTCCACCCCTCTACATAACAAGGAGTAAATATGAAACCAACTTTAAGAAAAGCGTTATTACATTGTGCAAACTGGGACGCTGGTAAGTGTAGTGGTTGTATGATTAAGTGTGAGCTAGACGGTACAATAAGACAAGCAATAGATAGTAAGCTTTATAAAAAAGACTGCAACCCAGATAAGTGTAGTTATTTCAGTAATGTAGTAGAACCTGCGATAGCAGGATAGTTACGTAGTAACTATCATCAGCTACTTACAGGAATCAATCAGTAGGATAGTCATACAAGTTAGCATTAGTTGCTATAGTTTCTTGTATCTCTTCTTTATCAAATATTCTTTTAGGATTATACTTATCTCTATGAGCTAACAATCTGTCAACCTCTGGTGTACTCATATTGTATAGCTTTTTTAGCAATAACCTATCATCGTTTTTAGGTTGAGGTTTTGGCTCAGGTTTAGGTTCAGGCTTAGGTTTATTTAAACTTGAAGGTTTATTAGCACTAGGTCTTAGACTATAAGGTCTAACTCCTAATCTACTAGCCTCTTCTAATATTTGGTTCTTGTCCGTCATTTAAGCTTGGTAATATGTTTTTTAAATCTTCACCAGTTTTGTTAGTAGTTACCATGTTTTTCTCTCGTTCTTTATCTTGACAAGATTCACATAAGTACCCATCATCATTAGTAAGTGGTTTATCGCATTCAGCACAGTGGTTTGGTATAGGCATTAGTGTATAATCCTTCCTCTTATTTGTTTACCTTTTTCATCTTCATCTTGTGTAATAAGATTACCCATTTGCATTAAAGGTATACCAGTAAATTTAGTAACACTATAGTAAGGGTTCTCTAATACACCACCGGGTCCTACTACATCTCTAATTAATCTACCAAATGGTAGCATTGTCCACAAGTAATAATCTGTCATTCTTTCCCAATCATTAGATACTAATCCTTTAAATAAAGGTGGTAACAATCGTAATGCTGGAGGTGTAATAGCCTGTACAGGACCAATAGGTGAGCCAAAGAAAGCTCTTTCTCTTGTTTTATCGTCACCAAATAAATAGTCAGTTGTATCCTGAAACCAATTCCAAGGAGCTGGCAATGAGTTTTCAAATAAGCTGTACATAAACAGATTAGAAAGAGATAACATCATTAAGTCAGCGGCGGCTAACCTTTTAAATGATTCAAACTCTTGCGTTCCGGGTTTATATCCAGCTAGTCTTGCTTGTCTTAGGACGTCATTTCTAAAACGAACACTATTCCAGCTCCATATTTGGAATCTACTAAACACCCTACCTAGTGTACTATTTGCCCACATAGGTCTATATGGGGCAGAGTATAAAAATTGTGTAGCTTTAACACCTCGTTTAGCCATCTTAATTAAAAACGGACTATTATAGTCGGCTATAGCACCACCAAACTTAGCTCTTGCTTGTAAGTAATGTGCAATAAAAGCATCTCTTCTTAATGCACGTTCTGGTATACGCATAAAAGAACTAGCCGCTTGAAAAGCTTTTTCAGTTAGTCCACTTTCTTTTGCTATCCTATACAAACCTTTATCTTTTAAATCAGGGTCGTTAGGATTCTTCTTGTATTTATCTGCAACTTTCTTTACAAACTCTTGTGTCTTTCTAGATTTTAATTGAGGATTTAAACCAGCCTCATAAATTAAAAATTCTTCTAATACACCTAACTCTTGTAGCCATTTCTCTACATCCTTCATGCTTTTCCATTTAGGATTAATGTTAGTCTTTAAGTATTCAAAGTTTCTAGCTTTCTTCAAGTTGTCATATCCAGCACTAATCCAAGTGTGTACAGTACCACCATAGTAGTTTGCTATAGCACTCTTAGGGTGAGCAAGTAGTGATGCAAGTTGATATTTAGCTTCCATAGCTCCCCAGTTTTGGAGTTGTGTGTATTCTATACCACTTAATTCATCAACAACTTTCTTATTTAAATCAAGCTTTTCTAGTTCTTCACGACCTATGCCAAGTTTTTTCCTAATGCTATCTATTCTATCCTTAGCACGAGAGTCAGCTAACCATTTATAAGGTGTACCATCTAGCTTCATGCGAGGATTATTTAATACTTTATTAGGTATTTGTACAGGATATCCCATAGCGGCTTGAGTGTACATCTCAAAGAATGTCATCCAATCGTTAGTAAATTGTGCACTATTACCTTTAGCTAAAGAAGATTCTCTAAAATTGTGCATCACAGTTCTAGCACTTACTTGTGTTATGCTCTTATAAAATTGACTAATAATGTTTTTCATATAGGCTTCATAAGCTTCAGGAGTTAATTCCCAACCACCTATATGTGCTTCTCTTTTAAATTGATTGCCAACTTTAACTACACCATCTCTTAATATAGTCTGTGCTCTTTTTTCTCTACCTTCTGCAATTTTTTCTAATGCTTGTTTAACAACTTTCCAGTTCTGGTCCATGTCGTCTTTAAGTATAAAGTCACCAGTCATTTGTTTATGTTGTGCTATAATGTTTTTAGCTTTCTGTTCTATCTCTTTTTCTGTTAACTCTTTATCTTTAGCAACTTTCTTTAATGCTCTTAGTAAGTTTTTAGTAGCACTCTTTCTATCAAAAGACATATGAGGATAGTAAAACTGGTATTCTATAGTACCTGTTTCTTCTAGCTCTGCTTTTCTTCTAACTTCTTCTAATAATCTCTTACCTTCTTTACCTCTTCTCATTGATACAGGTATATTAGATAACTGTATTCTTTTAATAATTTGCTTTAACCCGTCTAATCCAATTTCTTCAATAGGTAGTCTTATATTCTCTCTCATTGTTTTAGTTAGGTATTTGTAAAAGTTTTTACGCAAAGTGTCTAAGCCAGACCATGTTACATTGCCACCAACCTCACTCATTGATAAAAACTTTCTAATTTTTTCAGGGTCACCCTTTAAGAATCTATGGTTTTTCTCATTATACTTTGTAATAATCCTGTTAATTTTATCCATGACCTGTTCACCAGTCATTTTTTGTACACCCTGTTCAGTTGGTACATTGTAATTCTTTTTACTTAATTGTGCGTGTTCGTTTCTATATTTAGACCAGTTCTGAAAGTATGGCTGTGCCATTTCATTACCATCTTTAGGGTTGTTAGGTATTATAACCATCCTAGCATAGTCGTATTCTCTTTTAGCAACTGCCGCTCTATATAGTATATCACCCTCAGGTAATGCACCATAGAATGGTCTTAGTTCGTCTTGCCACTCACTAGATAATCTTTCGTATTCATTCATACTCATCTCAGTTGCTTTAGCAGAGACTTGTTGTAACTCTCCCATAGTAGCAGTAGGTCTAACTATTCTAGCATTTTCTATAGTGTTACCAAGTTTATTAGTGTATGGTCCTACATCTGCAATCCAATCCATAGTAGCAGGACTTCTTCTAAGGTCTCTTTCTATAGCTTCTGGAAACTTCCAGTAATTACTTTTCTTTATAGGTATAGGGTCTTTAGGTTTCCTACCAGTAAACCAATCAGTTATCTGTTGCCAAGTACTACCATCACGCATATCTTTAAATATTCTATCAAGCTTTTGTAAGTCTACTTTATTTGCTTGATTAAGGTCTTTACCAAATATACCTCTAAAGAATCCGTTTAGGTTAACTACATCTAAATTATGGTAATGATTTAAATGGTCCTCAAGACTATTCTTTAACCTTCTCATTTCCCTATCTTTATATTTACCCTCAGATATTCCTTTAAATGGAGCTATCTCATCCATATACTTTATTTCTGGAGCGTCTAGTCTATTAGCATTAACAAACTCATTTTCTACTAAATTACCTTTACTATCAAATATACTTTTTAGCGGGTCATTTGTCTCTGCTTCCTTAATTAATTTTGCTTCAGCTTCTTTATCTAAGCCTTTACTAGATTTCTTAATTAAGTTGTCATACTCACCAAAAAATGTTTTTAAGTTATCTGCATCTATTTCTTTAGACCTAAGACCTTCTCTTAATAGAGCTGTTCTAAGTTTTGCACCTTGTAAATACTTTATAGCGTCTGCAATATCAGGTTTCTTTTGAACTTCTTTAGGTAGCTTTAATAAAGCATCTAATCTTTTTTGATTACCTTTAGGGTATGTACCCATGTACAGCATATCAAATAATGCTTTCTCGCCTTTATCTTTTAATGAACCTTTAAAATCTCTAATAAGTTTATCTGTCTTAATTGCATCATTAACAGCACTAGTTTTTTCTCTTCTTGCTGGTTGTTTTAAAGTACCTTCTATAAACTCTTTCAAAGGAAATGGTATATCTTTATTAGCGTAAGTCTGCACCATCCAATCTTCTAAAGTTTTAGCTAGTTCTCTATCTAATCTTTTTCTTTCTGTGTAGAAACCCTTAGCTTTAGATTTTATTCTGTCAGCATTTTCATGTATATATTCAAATCTACTATCAGGTATATCATACTTTTTAACAACATCAGCTATAACTTTTAGTGACGCCATATCGCTCAAATCGTTTATTATATAGTCTTCAGCTTTTAATACTAAGTTCTCAAGATAGTTTTCTTTATACTTTTGATTACGCATCTGGTCTTTCTTAGGAACACTCACTCCTACAGTTAATGCTTTTGTGCCATCTGCTTTTATATATCCGTGATTTACAAATACTTCAAAAGGACTTGGTATAGGTTTCTTATTATTATCAAGCTTAAGTGGTGTGTTCCTAGCAAGTTTTTTTCTTACTTTAGGGTCCCAGATTTTATTATTGTTTATGTGATGTATTAATTGAGACATAGGCGTTTGTAATGTTTTCCTACCCATAACCTCTCTTAACGGCTCTAAATCTGCAACGTATTCTCTGTTAGCATCATAAACTTTCATTAAGTTGCCAAAGTCCATACGGGTAAACAATCCATCAGACCAGTCAATACCTTGTATCTGTTTAGCTATGTGAGGTAAAAATGTAGTCCTCATGTTATCAGGTATCCAATCCATTTCACGAACACCTTGTTGTATTTCAGAGTACGAGTATCTTCTATTCTCTGCATAGTTTCTACTATACAATACTCTATTTACCTCATTAAACATAGTCTGTGGACCACCACGCCTAATTTGGTCAGCCCATCTTCTTAAAAATTCATCTTTTGATTTATCATTATAATACTTTTCTGTTAAGGTAACCTTAGAACCCGGGTCCTTAGCTTCTCTAGTTGGTCTACCAGACTTATCTACCTCCATTATCTTTACATCAAACAGTGTATCAAATATCTTTTTAGGTATTAAAGTACCATTTACTTTAGCTTCGTCCATAGGGTCAGAGCCTATAGCTATCATAGCCCTAGATAATTCTCTAAATCTTTGCAAGTCTTGAGGGTCTAACTTAGCCCTGTATATTAATCTAACAGGTCTTGTTTCTCTTTTCTTTTTACTAGAGTTATAGTAACTGTGCATATAAGGTCTTGAGTAGGTTCCTTCTCCTATGTTTACTGTGCCTTCATAATAGCTTGTTTTACCATCCTTGTAATATGGTAAGCTTACTTTCCTTTCTATACCATCTCTTGCATCAGGACCAAAAGTACCTTTACGTACCATGTTGTAAGCTCCTAATACACTAGCTCTTTCAACAACAGCAACACCTAAGTTATCTCTACCAGAGAATGTTTGTTGACTAATGTATTGTCTCCAGTATGGAGAGTACTGATTACCAAGATGTTCCATCTCTGTAATAAACTTTTCATTTCTTTCAGCTATTGAACTAGCATACGTGTCATTTGTAACAGGGTCTATTTCATTCTTATTATGTTTTTCATGTGTTCCTTTAGCATTAACGTACTCATCTTTGTTCTTATGGTACATTTCTTTCCAAGCTTGTTTAAAACCTCTTGACTCACCACCAAAGAATATAGTTGCTTTGTCACCATCTAAGTCAGCACCACCTAAAGCTCTCATAGTTCTAGGGTGTAACAAGCTACCAAAGCCATCTATACCTGTAAAACCAGCAAACCTTAGTTTATGTGCACCACTTATTGAATCCATAGGAACACGCATTACTATTGCTTCTAATATATTTTCTACTTTTTTCTTTACTTCTGGTGTAGCATCTTTACCTATATACTCTTGTCTATTAGCCCACAGTTCACCTAAGGTTATCATACCTCTTTTACCAAAGACCTCATCATATATTCTAAGATTTTTATGCCCGTTATCTAAAAAGAATACTGTTTGACCTTCGTCTGTATTAAGTATACTTGTGTCATCCCTACTCTTATTCTTTTTTTGCAGTCCTATTTCGTAAGGTCTCATTCTTGATGACGCACTATTGTCTATCTCTGGTCTAGTAAACTTATGTACTACATAGTTACGCATAGCTTGCATACGATAATCTCTAGAAAACTTGTGCATATAGGCACCCACAGAACCCTCTGGAAATACTCTATTCAATCTTTCAACTACACTTTCAAAATCTGCAACACCTTCTTTATATCTATCCATTTCATTACGTGACATCTCACCTTCTTCAGCCAGACTTGCAACGTATTCGTGGTTTAGTTTCATTATCTTTTCGTATATCTTATGTGATAACTCAGGATTATTTGGACTTCTTAATATATCAAATAGCTCATTAATAGGTATCTCTTCTAGATTGTCTACAACTCTCTTAATATTTTCTTTACTTTTATTGTTTTTATATTCTGCTAGTACAGCTTTACCTTCTTCAGTTCCCATTATAGCTCTGTTAGATAGTGTATCATACATATCCATAATGCTTTCTTTATTTATATTCTTATATCCAAATGCTGATAAAACAGAATACATCTGTTTAGGTAATTGTACTTTCTTTAAATACTTTTGTGTAGTGATTTCAGACATCACAGTTCTAAAATCTCTTATAGGAACATCAAATAACTTGCCGTTAAAGTCTATCTTCATATCCTTATTAATTAAATCAGGAATAAGGTCAAGCTCACCTACCCACTCTTTACGTTCACCAACTTGTTTAGCCGCAGAATCAGGTATTAACATATGTATACCTCTCTTCTTCATATAAGCTGATAGTTCTGGTGTAGCTAACTGCATACCATACTTACCTAATAAAGCTCCTAATTTGGGGTCCTTTGACACGATAAATGATTTATTGAACTTCCCATCGGTTGGAAGACCTTTGTCCCAATTTAAAGCATCTATGACCTCTTCTCTAGCAAGTATAGCACCATCAGATGCTTCAAGGTATGCTTCGGCTCCATCAGATAGTTTTATCTTACCTTGGTCATACCTAGAATCGGCTTCAGAAAACAACCCTACCCGGAATTTTTTCTGACTAGTTCCTGTACCTTGTAAATCGTTAACGCCTCTTTCTTTTAAATAAGCTTCTATCTCTCTAGGGTTGGCAGATAAACCAGAGTTAAACCATATCTGGGCTCTTTTATTAAACGCTTTAGGGTCGTTTATATATTTACCACCATCTAATACCTTAGCAAAATTTTTACCAAAAGATGCTACGTCTGTTACTTCGTAACCATTGTTACTTAATTCATATAGCATATTAGATACATACATCTCTTTATATATCTTTTGTGCTTTTGTATC